ATGTGGGCCGACGGCGGACCGGTCGACCCGTCGCCCTCGATCGACCAGGCCATCAACGCCGGCTATCCGTGGCTCGAGATCAAGTGCTCCCGCTGCAAGACGCCGCGTGCCGTCGATCTGGCCGCCCTGCGCCACGTCCCGTCCACAATGGTGCACGATCTCGCCGGGCGCCGTCGGTGCGTGAAATGCAGCGCTGCGGGCAAGCGGCCAGCCGCCGAGCTGCGGCAGCTATGGCAGCGGCGTCCGGTCGGAGACGAGACATGACAGCGCTGTCGCGCCGGCGCGACGTCGAAGCGACCCGGGAGAAATGGGACATTAAATATGGCGACGTCCGCATTGGCTCGATCGGGCTACGCGCCGGCGTTCCAAACCACGTCGACCAGTGGGAGTGGAAATAGGCTTCTATCCCGGCTGCGACCGGTCGACAGGCGGCCCGGCCGGGACGTTCGACGAGGCACGCGCTGCGTTCGAGGCCGAATGGCAGCAGCTGCTGCCGACCCTGACAGAGGCGGACTTCCAGGCTTGGCGCCACCAGCGCGACTGGACCGCGCGCAAGCAGGCCATGTGGGCGCGCGGCGAGAAGCTGCCTTCTCAACAGCCGTCTTCGCTGATGCGCTGTCCCTGCGGCGCGACGTTTGATAGCCACCGTCCGGCTGAAAGCCAGATTCACACCCCGCACATTTATGCCGCGCAAAAGCGCGATGGAATCCGACGATGAAGATGAAGGAAGAACGCCGCTGGGCAGACCCCGAAGCAGCCGCCCGCAGGATCATGGATATCGCCCGGGCGTTTGAGCCGATCCAGGATGGCCGCATCTATATCGAGAAGATCAACTACCCGTTCATCGACAAGGATGGCGCGACGCCGGCCGAGTACGGCGCTGGCATTCAGTTTTGCCTCGACCGTCTCTGGTTGATGCGCCACGAGAGCGGAACCTATGTGAAGATCCTGCCCGCCGGAAACGACGCGTTCGCCTGATTCGACAACCGCGACTGCCGTACCTATCTTTCCGCCGGGCGGGGCGTGTGGAGTTGCGTATGCGTCAGTCGCAATGGACGCCGGCGATCGTCCCCGGCACCGATCAGACCGTCTACCTAGTCGCCGACGGAAGAGCCGACTCGCCAAGCTGCTGCGGCGCCGGCCGGAAGGCATCTTCGTTGCGCCCTTCGAGCTAGGGGAGATCGGCCCGGTCCTGTTCCGCGCGGCCTGCGACATGGGCCTCGAGGGCCTGGTCTCAAAGCACAGCGAGCGGCGCTACCGGCCGCGGACGTGTGACTGGATAAAGGTGAAGAACCGGGCGCATCCGGCGATGTACCGTGTCATGGATGCTTTGTCATGACCGAGACTTCCGCCTGCCCGGCGGGCAATGATCTGGCCGACGGGGCACTCTGCCCGGACTTTTCGCCGAGCCACCGGCAAAACGTTGGCAGCTTTTCCCAGTCGCGCGTTGCTGCAGTTCACAAACGAGATAGTCACCGTTTCCGTCAATCTGACAAATGACTTGGATTTGCCCAAAATGACCCTCATCGCGTCCATGAACGATTTTCCGCTCATGCTGTCCGATTTAGCTGCGAGCACCGACAAGCTTGAGCAACCAAGCGAAGTTCAATTGCCGACATTCGCGGAGGGAATCCAATTCACGCACAGAGGCCGCCAAATTGCCGGCCTCGTACAAAAGTCGATCCTGCTAGCGCCCGATCTCGCGTTAAGTTGGTCGGGCCGGCTAGATCAGGCGCGCGGCGTAGCCAAACGTCTGTTCGAGGATGCCCCGTTTTGAGAACGACGCCGCGGTGATCGAGTCGATCAAAAGCGCGCTCGCCGGTCGCACGGCCGATCTATCCATTTTCGTCGCCACAACGACGACGACGTTCTTCGCCACGTTTGGTCCGCAAACGCGTTGCCTCGTGCACGGCCACACCATGACACTTGCGGGAAGCGGGACGAAGCACTTTCAGCAAGTGTTGAACGAACTAAACGAGAAACATCGCGCAGAGGAGATGGAAGACGGGCAACGCTATATGACGATCGTTCAAGGTCTAGCCGGAGCAGCAGCAGTCGCGCTGGTTGCAGAGGCACAAAATATGGGGACACTCGAGGAACACTATGGTGGCGGATTCGAACTGATTTTGCGCGAGGAGGACGAGTCCGGAAAGTCAAAACTCCGCAAGGTACCGATGACTACGGTCTTTTGGCGAACCCGACGTGGTGCGAAAGGGATAGAACTGGGAATTTCGATGATCATTCAGCAGTTCTACTCTGGCGAGGATCTTTATTATCGAGCAATCCACCTAAATTCAGAGGTCCGGCCGGCCGGCTGCAAGCCCCGTCGTGGGGGCATCTACATTCCTTACCAAGACAGCCCCGGGCTCGTTCACAAGCTGATTAAGGTCGAGCCAATCATACGGATCGCGCCAGCGGACCCCGTACCCATCTTAGATGACAATACTCCCGAGCGGATTTACACGCACATCATACTGGAAAACGAAGAGCTCGCGACCGCAGCTTCAACCGCGGCCTGCGTGACGAACGTAACACCCGAAACACCAATGTATTTCGAAATAGAGCAGATGCAGCACGGAGTAGACCTAAGATACAGTCCTCTTTTTCTTGAGGATCTGAAATTGTCCGTAAAGTATCCTGATCTTTAGCCTCGCTCCTATATACAAGCCTACCCGACCGATCACCGCACCAGACTCCGATCGCAAGCCAGGCTGGCCAGGCCGATCGCCGCGATGCCGAGCGTCGACCAGGACCGCGACGATCGCGAACGCAATCGCCGCATTGTTGAAAACGCTCTGCAGCGCAGCGGCGTCGTAAGCGAAATCAATCGCGTTCATGGTGCCCCCGATGGATCGACGATGATGAAACCGGCGAGCGAACGCGCATGCAGGCGGGTCAGGCCACCGCCGGAGTTTGAATCGTGGACGAGCCAGATCTCGGCCTCGAGCTGCTCGACCAGGACGAAAACATGATGCCGGCGCACGGCCGCCATTCGCGGCGCCGGCCGAGCTCGCGGGAAAGCGAACCAGGCCGCCGCCAGGTTGAGCCGCGGAACGATGCGGCCGAACAGGTACAGGCTTGCGCCGCAGCCGCAGAACGCATGCGGACAGCCATGCGGCCGGTCGCCGAGCGTTTGCGGCGCAGGCCAGGCGCGCGCCAGGCGTGGCCGCGCCTCGGCCGCCGAACTCGCGACGATCAGCGCGAGCGCGGCGGCGACAACGATGCGAAGCATCAGCGCTTAAGATGGATGTCGACGAGGTTCGTAATGATCCAGACCACGCCGCCACTCAGGAACGCCCCGGCGCCCCAGATCCATTTCGTGACGTTGCGCACGCCCGTTGCTTGGACCGCGACGTTTTCGACCGCCTGGACAACCGGCTTCATTGCGGCGATGTCTTTGATCGCTGTCTCGACCTGCGCCCCCATCTTCACCATGTCGCCGCGCAGCCCGTCGACCTTTGTCGAGACGTCGGAACGGAGCGCCTCGACCTTTTGATGCAGATCGCGACGCCCGTTCGATGCGCTTTGCTCCTGCTGCTGCCACGTCGCCGTTAGCGTCTTGACCGTCGACTCGAGCCCGCCGATCGCGCGCGCCATCTCGCGCAACGCCGCCTGTGTCGCCTCGTCGCTCATTTCGCCTTCTTTCGCTTGAACAGGCCGAACTGAGGCGCCGGCTTTTCCGCCGGCGCAGTACTCTCGCATGCCACACCCTCGACGCGGCCGATCCCCTCGCGGACGTCCTGGTATTGGCAGACGGCGCGCCGCAGGCAGGCATTGACCTTTGCCAGTGCCGCGCGGTCGGTTTTCCAGAGCCGCTCGATGTCGCCGGCGTTGAGGTCGCGGTCCGGCGTATCGACTGGCGTCCGCTCGCATGCAGCAACGTCCGCAGGCATCGCCGGAATGTTCGGCGCGTCAGGAGGCGGAGCCTGCAGCCGCTCCTGGCTACCGAACACCGCGCACCCGGCGAGACATGTCGCGAGTAAAACACTTGTTAGCGTTAGCTGGCGTTGCATCGATTGCCCCCTGGTTAGACTTGATCTGCGCCTCGGCCTCCGCGTCGCGCTGTTGCAGGGCGTTGGCGAAAACGAGCTGGCGATCCTTTTCCTCTAGGCGCGCCTGCAATTGCGCATTCTGCTCGGCGACCTGCGCCGCCTCGCACTTGGCATCCGCCGAGCTAAAGCCGGCGTTGTAGAGATGCGCGCCGCCGGCGATTGCAGCGCCGCCGGCGAGCACGGCCAGGCTGCCGGCGAACAACGCGCCGGCGGCAAATGGCGAGAGGCTGACGCCGGCGAAGCCCGCCAGGCGCATGACGATTGCGACGATCCAGCTCATGCGTGTTTCCCCGCGCGATAATCAGCCAGGCGGCGCTGCTCGAGCGTGTCGGCCACAAACCAGACCAGGACGCCGACGCCGGCGACGACGACCAGGGCGGCGAGGCCGATCGCGATCGCCTGGACCGCGCCAGGCGTCAGGCCGAGGCCGCCGACCGCTTCCTTTGCCGCCGAGACCTGCGTCGCGCGATCGGTCACCCAGGCGAGCGCGCCGGCTGTGCCGAGGCCGCTCGAGCCGCCGAAGATCTTGCCGGCCCACCCCTTGGCCCGATCGGTCAGCGCGATCGTCTGCGAGCCCTCGTCGCGGATCCTCGACGGTCGCAGCCGCCCGCGTCTCGGCGACCTGGCGCGGCGCCTGCGGCTTGCCGAGCTCGGCGATCAGCTGGTCGTCGATTGCGGGCGTGAGCGGCAGGCCGCGCGCGTTGCGATAGGCCAGGACCATGCCCTCGGTCCGGCCCTGCGGCGATTGCTCGCCGTCGACCTGGCCGACGTCGTAATAGCCTAGCTCGCGCAGCCGCGCCTGGACATGCGCGACGACGTCCGGATCTACCGGCGCCGGCGTCGTCGCGAGCTTCGCATGCTCTTGCGGATGCGACGTCGCGAGGCCGTGCTCGAATAGCGCCGCCTCGTCGTCGCGGCGAATGCGCAGGCCCCTGCTGTCCGGCCAAAGCCGTTTCATCGAGCGGATCAGGCCAGGGATCTTGGCGAGCTCGCCGCTGCCGATCGCCGCCTTGATCTGGCGCATCTCGGTCCAGCGCGTGCCGGGCTTGTTGAACCCGCCGGCGTCGCGATTAAACGCGATCGAGAGGACGACGCCTTTGCAGTCCGGCGAGAGCTCGTCGAAGCCAGGCAGCAGCCGTCGGCAGATCGCGAGATAGCGCGGGATGTCATGGTTTGCGAAAACCTCGAGCGCGACGTCCCACGGGATATCGACGACACCGCGCAGCTGGCGCGCCAGCGCAGCCGCGGCCTGCCCCGTGACGCCGCAGCACTTCGCCAGTGCCTTGAGCATGGCATCCGGGATCTTGCCGGACCAATCGGCGAGGAACTGCTGGCGCGTCGCCTGGCCGACGTCATAGCCGCAGCCGATGGTCACGCCGGATTGTTCGCCGGGCCAGGTCGGCCAGCGCAGATGCTTTGAATACCAGGCTTCGCTGGTGACCTCGGCGGCGACGATCAAGTCGAAAGCCGCACGCGAGATCCCATGCAAATCGATAGCGCTCGCAGAAATGACTGCGTTGGTCATCGTGATAATCCTCTTGTGGAATGAAAGAGCGCGGCCCGGTCAGACCAGGGCGTTTGCGCGTATCAGCAGTTGGTCGCTGTCGGAGGGGCCGCGATCACCCGCTGCAACAGGCCGTAGATCGCTTGATCTGAGTAGCTGGGTCCGCCGGTCAACGGAGCGGATGGTCGACTTCGGTCAAAAGCCGACTTCGGTGGCCAATGCGCCGATGTTCGCTCAGGGGCACGAGGGACTTCGGACTGGTTCTCTACATTCAGAGCTGATGGCAACGAAAATTGCGCCCGCCTCGGCCGGCGCCTTGTCGCCAAAGTAGCATCGTCTCAAAGATGCAGTAGCGAGCAGGCCATCGAGGCGTTCCCACCGTCCAGGAGGGGCCGTGCTCTACCTATACCTCTTTCGCGAGCGATGTTCAGCCAACCGGTCCGGGGATCCAATAGTCGCCGGACAGCGGCCTAACTGTTACGCCATGAATCACCCCGAGCTGCAGGCTTGGATCGAAATAGCGCATAGTCTGCTCATTGAGGTCAATGACGCGACCAGGCGTTAGTGGCCCCACGTCATTTATCTTGACGATGACCTTCTTGCCTACAGCCTCAACGAGGGCATACTTCGGCCTCGCGCCATATTGGACCCCACCAAATTTCTGACGCAAGCTCGTCTTGATGGCAGCCGCCCAGACGGAGGGATCATAGCGCTCGCCGGAGGCTGTGTTCGGGCCGCCCTCCTGCGATCCGGGCCGGAACGGGTTGTACATTGATGCAGCGCCAACGATCGCATCCCCACAAGCATCATTGACGACGGCGCTAGAATGAACTGCTTCGATTTCACTTCGAGCAACGGTTACGGAAACGGCAAACGCGACTACGGCGCCGCAAGTTGCGGCGCTCGATCGAAACAGCATTCATAACTCCTTGACTGATTGTTTTCGATTGTTCGGTTCCCGATGCCGCAAAACATGGCCAAACGAACGCGGAGGCGTTCTCGAACTTGCGCCAATTTTTTGCGGATTCGTGCCGATCGTGGCGACGGAACCGATGAGGGAACCAGGGCGGCCCCCCGCACAGTGTTCTTAGTTCTCACCAACTAACGCAGAGATTGCGTCAGCAGCATGACTGAACGGAGCATTGGATAGGCCGATGCCCGCTAAGAAATACGACTTTGGTTGCGGGCGCGTGTCGATATCCGCGCAGGGGCCGCACGCCGCCCGGTTAGACCAGGGTGTTCGCGCGAATCAGCAGTTGGTCGACCTGCTCGTCGGAGAGGTCGACGACCGCGATCATGTGCTGCACCAGAGGATCAGCTCGCCGGATCTCGGTCGCGAGATCCCATTCCTCCTGGACGGCCGCATCCGCCGCGATCTCGGCCTTGACCGTGGCCCAATTGCCGAGCTCATCAAAGGCGCGTTTCAGGCCGAGCTTGGTGCAGGAATCCGGCGGAGGCGGAGGCGGCAGCGGATCAGCTGCCGGCGGCCCCGGCGGCGAGTACACGCCGCCGACCAGCGTGCCGCCGATCGCGTACTCTCCGCCCATGACGAGCGTGTGGCCGTCTGGCGGCGTGAACTCCGCAGGCTCGTCGTCGAACACAAGCGCGCTGACAATGCTTCCCTGCGCGTCGAGAATGTAACCGATCATTGTGCGAGAAACTCCCAGATGTTGATTAAGCCGGACGAGCCCGCGCCGCCGGCAATGTTGGACGCGGCCGACTGGTTGGAGAGACCGCCGCCGCCGCCGGCGCCGAACCCGGTTGCCGCGTTCCCGTTCGATTGATAGGCCGTTGCGTTGCCCATGATCCCGACGCCGCCGCTGCCATACGGGCTATCAGCACCCTTGCCCTTGCCGACGATGATGTTTGTCGTCGAGGCCATCTGCTGATAGTGGCCGTTGTCTCCCGTGTTTCCCGTAAAGCCATAATCGCCTGTCGTGATGGTGCCGCCGCCACCTGGCGCGCCAACCGAGCCGGTCGACATGGCGCCGCCTCCGAGACCGCCGGCAGCGACGACGAGCGATCCCAGGCTCGTCGGCGAACCCGTGCCGCCGGCGCCGGCGGAGTTGCCCGCTCCGCCGGCGCCGATCGCAACCGTCTGTGCGGCGCCGAGCTGCGCGGCTGTCAGCCATCGGAGCGACCTTCCGCCGGCGCCGCCGCCAGGCCCCGCGAGCACATAAGACGAATTCGGCGAAACGCCGCCGCCGGCGCCGCCCCCGCCGAGCGCTTCAACCAGTGCACCGATGATATTCGCGGACGAATTGTATGTGCCTGACGCCGTGAACCGCAGCAGGTTGAGCCGGCCGACCGCGCCGAGGTTTGTCCTGGCGGTAGCCTTGTTCGCCAGAGCGGCCAGGTTGTCGTCATGTGCAAGCAACAGGCGCCACGGATACCAGGTGCCGGCCTGCTGCACCCTGAAATAGGTTTGCGTATTGGTAGGCGTGCCGTTGAGGACAACTGCGCGCTGCTCGACATAACCTGCGAGACTATAGGCCAGCACTTCGAGGTACCACAGCGCGCCAGCGAACGGCGCGTTTGTGTTTGTCGTGTTGCTGACCTGATAGCTGCCGGTATTCGTAACGGCGTTGAAGTCCCAGCCTGGACCGCTCAAATCGATCACCTGGCGGATGCCGAGATTGAGGCGCGCCGTCGCAGGGTTTGCCACATCGGAGAGATTGTTCGCCGAGCTCAGATCGCCGGCGCCAGGCTGGCCGACGATGTTGAAATTCCAGCTCGCGATCGTGCCGGCGCCGTTGGTCTTGTCGACTGTGATCGTCAGCGTCGTGCCGGCATAGGTCGCGAGGCCCTCCATCCAATTCGACGGATTGGCCGTCGAGCTCGCACGAACACGCGCGCCGTTTTGGTAAGCCAAGCCGGCCTGCGTCGTGAACGCTTGCGCGCCCGTGCCGATCGTGAGCGACGTCGTCGATGTTCCGCCGTAGCCCGCCCCCTGAATGCCCTGCGGTCCCTGGTCGCCCTTGCTGGCGAGCAGCGCCCAATAGGTCGCGTTGGGCGGCGCGAGGCCCGACCCCGGCGCGAGGTTGATCCAGACGTAGGACGAGCCGCTGATCGTGGCGACATCCATCAGGTTGTAGGTTTTCGCGTTGTCGTAAGGCGCCGGCGAGCCGAGGCTTTTGTAAACGCCGAGGAAGGACCAGGCGCCGGCGTCTTTGATCCAGAGCTTTCCTGTCGACGCCTGGAATGCATATTGCCCGTCGTCGCCATAGGACGGATCAGGCACGGTCGCGCTGCTCGGAACGAAGATATAGAAGCCCTGCGTCTGGAATGCCGCGACAAGCGTCTGCACATCCTGCATCGCCCTGGCGCCGGCATAGCGCTGCGGCGATCGCCAGACGATCGTATAGGCGACGTTGACCTTGTTTCCGCCGGTCCAGGGCGTCCAGAGCGAGACCTGCTGCGCATCGATATCAATATCCTTGATCTCGATCCCGGCGCCGCCGTCGATAAAAATGATGTCGCCCCCGCGCGCGTTGGTCTCGGACCAGACCGCGCCGCCGCCGGCGGACACAACCGCCACGCCATTCGCGATCGAAACCGTGCCCGTGGAATAGCTCCCGAACGCCGTCATTTCACAATTTCCCTATGTCTTGAATTTAGCGACGCAGATCCTGGACGCGCAGCATGCCGCTGCCCTGCGGAGAGCCCATGGTCAGGCCGCCGCCGGCGTAATCGAGCGAGAACGTGTGGTTTCCACTCGAAAGCCCCTGGATCTCGGCGCACATCGTGAACACGGTTTGGATACCGCCCTGTGGAACGCCGAACTGCCACGTCCTCACTGTTGCGCCGTCAACCTTGAGATAGACCGTGGCATAGTTGAACGCGCCCGAGTTACTGACCGACATGCTGTCGGCGATCCACCAGAAGGTTGCCGTTCCGGATTTGACGTTGAGCGTCACCGATGGATTGTTCACGTTGCCGCCGATGATCGCGCCGCTGTAAGGCTGCGAAGCTTGCGCGGTCGCGGCGCCGGCGATCAGATTGGTGATGTCGACGCCATTGACCGCGAGCTGCACCGTGTTGATCGAGCCGGCGACGATCGACCGCGCGTTGAGCGTTCCGTCGAGGAACATATTCGCGCCGTTGAGGCCGACCGCGGCGACGCCGTTGATCGTGCCGACCGTCATCATCGGGATCGGCGCGCTGCCATTGTAGCCCGGCAGCTGGATCTGGAATTTGTCGGCGACAATGGTGAAGGTCGAGACGCCTGCGCCGCCATTAATCAGGCTAAAGCCGGTCGCGTAACCGTTGGTATTCAGCGTGACCGAGTATTGCGCGCCGATGCCGGCGACCGCCGTCGAGACACTGCTGACGGTCGAGAAGGACGTCCCGAATGTCGCGGCAACGTCGAGCTTGTATTGCGCCAGGCTGCCGTCTCGATCTGTGAACGATTTCACGACCGTCTGGACGCTGGAAAACCCCGGACCGAGCTCGGTCTGCACGGTATCGACGCGCACGCCGAGCGCGCTGTTGGCGTCGGTCAGCACCTGCGAAACGCTGCTAATTTCTGCAAAGGCCGCATCCGATCGCGACTGGATCTGCGAGCGCAGCTCCTGCTTGTCGAGCGGATTGCGAACCACGGCATCCGAGACGGCCGAGGCGAGCTGCTGAATCAGATTGTTGATCTCGTCAGCCTTGTAGTCCTGCAGCTGCGTGATGTTGTATTTGATCCCCGCAACCAGCGAATTCAGCGCGACGATGCCCGGCGAGATCTCGATCGTCGGCGCCTCGAGGTCGACGGCCGAATAAGGCCCGCGAACGGCGCCGACCGCCTGGACGCGCAGCCGCAGCGCCGCCAGCGTAACGACTGCATCAAATTTGTTATCGACGCCCTCGTAACACTGCGCCCATGACACGCCGCTGTCATAGGAGACCTCGGCAATGTAGTAGAGCGCGCCGGCGGCCGGGAACCAGCTCGCAGACAGTTTCGGCTCGGCCGTGCCCTGGCCGAACCTGGCGTTCAGCGCGACGATTAGCGGCACCTTGCCATTGGCAGGGAATTGCCAGCTAGGAAGGATTGGCGGCGAGCCGAGATCCGTCGCATGGACGCGCTCGTCATCGACGACCAGGTTAAGCGTGCATTTGTCGCCGCTGGGCGCGCCGCTCAGCACGACGCAGAGCCGCGACTGGCTCACGCCCGTACCGAGCTCAAATGACGGATCTTCGCCGCCGTCCTCGCGCGCCAGGACGGCCGCGAGCGTCGTCGCCTGCGCGGCCTCGGCCGCGGCCAGGCTCGCAGCGTCGAGCACCGCCAGCGACGAATCTCCGCCCTCGGAGCAAAGGACAGGCCCGAATGATTTGCCCGTCGGACGGCGCAGGCGCAGATAAAACGGCCCGCTGTCCCAGACCGGCGCCGGGTTGAGCGTCAGCGTGCGATCGGCGACCTCAGTAACTGCGCCGCCGTAACCATAGGCCATCGGCAGCTCAGACTGGACGCGCACGACCGAGCCGAACGTGATCGCCCTGCCCTCATATTCGGTCTGCAGCTGCACATTCTCGCGGCGATAGATCGATTGCAGATACAGGAAAGCGGCCTCCCGGAAGGCCTGGTCGCGGTTGACGATGCCATCGATCCGCTTGGTCTCGGCATAGGCCGAGGCAAAGGTCGGCCCCTCCGGCGGATACTGCACCCGCGCCGGCAGCCAGGTATTCTCGTCGACATATTCGATGACGACCGCGTCCGGATCTTCATCGCCGAGCATGGTGAACGTGACCTGCGTGGTATCGCGCGCGATCTCCCGATCGGTCAGCATCATGGTCGGCACGTCGCGCCATTCGTCGCGCACGACCGAGATCGTGTCGCCGAGCCAGAAATGCTTTGCACGCGCTGCGCCGAGGATCTTGTCAAAGGCATCCGGCACGGCGACGGCCGTCGTAAAGCGATAATCGAACGTGTCGCCGCGGCTATCGCAGCCGCCGGCGAAATTAACGATCGCGTTGAAATCACTCTTGGCGACCGAGACGCCGGAGCCGTATTGCGCATTGATCGCGGCGTCCAGGAAGGCCCATCCGGGATTGCGCGTCGCCTGCGTCACGAAGGCCGCGCCGTTCCAGACCGGCAGCTTGCGCGTGCCGAGGACGCCGAACTTATAGGCGCCCTGCGTCGACTGCGATGCCTTGAGGCGGATCGCGATCGTCGACACGTCGGCAAAGGAATTATTCCCCTTGAGGAACGAGCGCAGGCCAGCCCAGATCACAGCATTGGCGCCGCTGCTGCCGGAGAGCTCGGCGTCCTCGCGGCGAAAGCGCACCAGACAGCGACCTGCCGGCAGGTTGGTCTTGACGCTGTCGCGGATCGGAGACTGCGACGCATAGGAGCGCGTAATCGAGAACAGCGTCGAGAACGGTCCGGTCTGCGCGCCGGCGTCGTCGCAGGTCGCATATTCCGCCGTTACGCCGACCGTCGCATAGCCAATGTTGCCGTTGTCTTTGTTGTAGGTGAAGCAGCCGGCCGGAAAGACGAAATCGAGCGCGACGGCCTGCGCCTGCGTGCCGGCAGGGTTTGCAACGAACGGCCCCAGCCAGGCGCCCGGCGACACCGCCTCGCCGCCCATGTACGCGCCGCCGAAAAAGCCGCCGCCGGATGGCAGCTGCTGACCGGAGACCTCGGCCGACTGGTCGACGTTGGTCGGAAACAGCGTGACCGGCGCACCAGGCTCATAGAACGCGATCTCGGCGCCGGCGAATGTCGCCGACAGCCCGTTCACCGAATCCCAGAGGATGGTATCGTCGACATAGACTGCCTCATATTCCAAGCTGCCCATCGTCGGCGACAGCAGCACGTTGAGGTACTGGTCGTTGGCGACGAACTCGCTCCAGGGCGTCGCGGCGAAGTCTGGATAGTCCTTTAGGCGGCCATACCAGACCGGCAAGGGTTGGCCGAGCTTGGCGACGTTGCCCGTCGCCGCGACGGAATAGATCTGGTCCTGCGTCGAGGTCGGCGTATTGGTCGCGCCGGCTTTCGGCGCCACCAGGGCGTTGACCAGGAGCGAACCGGCGACGGTTATCGCCGCCGTGGTCGCGATCGCGGCGAACGAACCGGCCGTCAGACCGAGCAGCGCCGGCGCGCCGAACGCAAAGGCGCTGACGGCGACCAGCGCGAGCAGGCCGATCACCTGCTTTGCACCGCCTCCGCCGCCACTGCCGAGCGGTCGGGAAATGAAGCGAACGACGTCGGCCGAGCCGATGCGCCGGCGCCGCCAGTCCTCGCGCAGCACCGGCTCGCCGTTGATCGTGACAATGGTCGGTAGGTCGCCCTTGAACCGCCAGCCATACTGGCGATCGCGCCCGGCCCATCCGGCGCGGCGCAGGAATACCGAGATCGTCTCATTGGCGCGCGGTTCGGCGCGCGCGACCTCGAGGCCCGGCATCACCAGATGCAGGACAGGTTGGCGCGCGGCCTCGGCGCCGCCCCGGCGACGCCGGCGCGAGCTCGAGGGCGAGCTCGAGGGCGAGCTCGATCGAGCTCGAGACGACGGTTTCACAGATCCGTCCATGGGGCAGTCAGCCGGCTTTCACGGTCAGCGGCTGACCGAGCATATAGTTGACCTGGACCACCTGGACCGGCGCGGCCGGCTTGGTGAAGGCGAGCACGGCGCGCGCCCTGAAAACCTTGAATTGACCGTGATGCGACGCGGCGATCTCGGTCCCGGCGGCAGCCGCCAGGTCCTCGGTATCGAACACGCCGAAAACCCGCTGCAGGCCCTCGTCGCCTGTGACGTCGGTCCGCGCGACAAAATACAGCTCCGTGATATCAACCACCTGTTTCCCCCATCGGCTCAAAGAAGCGCAGCTTTTTCCAGCCCATCTGGCGCAGCGCGAGCGTGGTTTCGCAGGCGACGCCAGTCTTGCTGTCGCAATGGATGACGCGCTGTTCCGGCCGCAGCCAGACGCCGATATGAGCGGGAAAGCGCAGATGGGCCATCAGCACCAGGGCGCCGTCAGCGGCCATCACCAGCCCGCCGGGACCGTCTTCGACCTCGCTCCAGCGCGCCCGCTCCGGATGCGCCTCAAACTCGTCGAGCACCCAGCGCCGGCTGAATTCGGCCGGGACCGGGATCTGCGGCAGCTCGCGGCCGAACAGCTCGCGCTCGACATGGCAGGCGAAATCCCAGCAGTTGCGCGCTTGCCAGGCCCACGGCTCGCCAATTAACGGCGACAGGAGCGCCGAACGCGCGGGTTGGATCATTGTTCTCACTGATGATTTCTGTTCCGTCTCGGAGGCAGAAACTGCACTGGCCTACCGAGCCCTTCGGGGGTAGCCTCAACTTTTAACGCAGGAGTTGGTGTCCATGGGCAATGGCATACTTGGAAGCGTTTGCATCGTTCTTTTCGGGCTGAGCCCGCTCGCGATTATCGGCATCGCGATGTACCTGCTGTAGACCGCCACCTGGCCCCGCTCCACCGGGCCGGTAGATGGCCCCAGCAGCCAGCCTCCCATGCCCCCAAGGTTGCTGGGGCCGCTTACCGACAGGCTGCTCTAGCCGGCGTTCCCGTGGACAGGCATTTAATCCGATGAAGGAAATGGCGGCCTATTTGGAAAAGCTTCGGGTCGAAGAGGAGGAGTGCGAACTCATCAGTAAACTCGCAACCGATCAGAGGAAGAAAGTCTTGTTCGCCAAGCTGGCTGCCCATCACCGCTCGCTGGCAGACGAGGTCGAGCTCACAATGAAGAATTCTCAATCGGACGTTTAAAGCGCCTTCACGGCAGCAGGCTCGCGAACTGGACATAGTCGTAATTCTTGGTAATGCGCGGAAACCGCTTGTTCTGCAGGTTCTTGACCATGACTTCGCCGGTCAGCGAAGCGCCGACCATGACGACGTTGCGCAGCTCAAACTCGACCGGCCCATAGGCCGGCTCTGACAGATCCGGCGTGCAATACTCGCGATAGATGACCTGGATATATTCGCGCGCCCCCTGCGCCGTGCGGATCTTCGGCACCAGCTCGCGCGCGACGTTGTCGACCTTGATTTTTGTCGAAGGCGGCTTTCCTGCGCTCTGTTCCGGGTATCCGGCCTCGAGCGGACAGGCGATGAACTTCACGGTCTCGCCGGCGTTGCGCGCCGCACTGGCCTCGATCCCGAAAGCCATGTCATCGCCGACATTGGCGACGATGCGCGCCGGCACATCAAACGAGGATTGCCAGAGCTCGAGCGTGTAATAGGTACGCGAGCTCGGCGGACAGGAGGCGCAGGCCTCGAGCCAGGAGTCAGTAAACGTTGGCATGGCTAGACGTCGTAAACCCGCAAGGTCATGCGAACGTCGACCTGGCCGGGATTCGGCCAGCTCGCAACCAGGCTGCTGCCTGGCTTGACGAACTGGCAGACCTTGTTGACCAGTGACGTTCCGAGCCAAACATCGATTGTGAAACGAGCCGATCCGAGATTGAGCGTCGTCTTAACCCACTCGACGAAAGTATCATAGTCAGCCGTGTAGAAACGGACCGTCTGCGTCACAGTGCCGACATTGTCGCCAGGTCGCGGACGCTGGCGCACGTTGCCTTGCTCCATATCGGTCGCGATCGGATCTCGCGCGCGCTGCAGATTGAAACCGTCTTTGAGGATAACGGCGTTTGCGATCGGAAATGCCGGCAAGGCCATGGCTTATTGCCCCGTGAACGGTTTGACGCCGTACTGGTCGCCGAGCACGCGCCGGCCAGTGCCGGTCGACAGCGAGTCGCCGACCGCGCCGTCGACCATCTTGCGCAACGTCACCGTGATGTCGCCGTTCGGCGCCTGCTCGACGCTGGGCGTCCCATCCGTGTAATTGTTAATAGTGACCTGCGGCGAACGGCCGCCGCCGGCGCCGGCGGCAGCTCCGAGCGCAGCCATCTGGCCTGGCGTAAAGACGCCCTCGCCGCGCTGTGCGATGATCGGGACCTCGTTGCCGGCGATGCCGCCGCTATGAAAACGCTTCGCGTCGTCGAAATACGCCGAATGAATGTAACGCATCGACGTCGGCTCCGAGCCGATGATGCCGCCCGTGTGGTAGAGGCCGCCGAGGCCGCCCGTAAAGCCAGTCGACGACGCGCTGCCGGCGGACGCGCCGCCGATCGAAAACCCGCCGAGGCCGCCGGCTGCCGATTGCAGCGACCGCATCAGCGGCTCGACGATCGTGATCTTGATAATCATCTGCTCGATCGCGCGGATGATCTGGTTCGACATATCGGCAAAGCCCTGCCCGGCCGACTTTGCGCCCGTGCTGATATCGGCCAGGCCGTTGACCAGGTCGCTCTCGATCGCCCCCGAAATCCCCTTGAAGGCATTGTTGGTCCGGATCGCAGCGGCATACGTGCTGTCCAACGCTGCCGGAACGTCATTGCCATAGATCCCCTTGAGCTGCGTCGCGATCGCGACGTCGTCGGAGGACAGGAAAGCCGTCTTACTGCTGAAATCGATCTGCGAGCTCACCTTGGCCCGCGCCAGGGCGTCAGCAGCCGCCGCGGCGCGATCGCGCAGATCCGCGAACCGCGCCGCCTGGCCGGCGGTTTCCTTACCGCCGTTGGCCTGCACTGCCGAGGTCTCGGCGGCCGTCGCACGGAAGGCCGCGAGCGCGGCATCGCCGAGGCCGACTGCCCTGGTATCGGCCTCCTGCGTCTCGGTATGACGACGCAGCGTATTGATCGCGCGATCGACCGGATCATCCGCCGCGTCCTTCGATGCGACGTTAGACCGCGAACCGAACTGCAGGCCGTTCAGGCCTGCCTGCATCGACTTGAGCGATGCAGCCTGGTTCTGCCAGGCCCAATCGCTCTGCGCGTTGCTTGTGTCGGAGATCGAGGAGCCGGTCCCGGCGTACCACTTGATCTCATCAGGCGAGAGCGTCCTGATGTTGGCTAACGGCTGGTTGGCGGAAACGATGCCGAGCAGCTTAACCCAGCCGTCCCACAGCGAGCCGGCATTCGAGAGCTCGTCGACCGCCTGCTTTGCCTCCGGCGTGATATCGATCCTAAGCCCGACCGTTTGATCTGCGTTAGGACCGCCGACACTGTTGGACAAGGCGCTGAGCTGCTCGCTTGCGGCCTTCTCGATCGAGTCACGGTCGAGCGACTTGAAGAACTTGGCGGCCCGCTCGATCAGGTCATCCATGACTGGCAGCAGGCCTGCGGCAGCCTCTTTCATGTAGAGCGACCACTGGATCGAGCTCTTGCGCCACTGCGCATCGAAATCGGCCGCGCGCTTCACCGTCTCGTCGTCGATGACGACGCCGGCGGCCTGCGCCTGGTTGCCGAGATCCGCCATCGCGCCGGTGCCCTGTTGCAGCAGCGGCACCCATTCCTTGGCAAAGCCGAGCATTTGCGCGATCGCGGTCGCGTCCTGCGGATTGCGTGCGCGGCTGACCAGGTCGGCCGCGATCTGCAGCAGCTGGTTTTGGCTAATCAGCTGCCCGTTTGCGTTGCGCAGGCTGACGCCGTTCGCATCGAACTCTTTCGACAGCGAATTAGCATTGCGCTGCGCGTCATTGAGCAGCTGCGCGGACTTCTCTAGCCCGGCGTTGACCTGGCTTTCGGTCAGCCCTGCGATCTGGCCGCCGAACTGGACGCCCTGCAGATCCTTGAGCGACAGGCCGACGCGATCGGCAAGCGCCCCCATGTCGGCGAGCGACTTGTTAAAGCTGACGACATAATCCAGCGCCTTGTTGACCGTCGCCGCCGCAGCGACCGCACCGGCGCCGAGCGCGATCAGGCCGACGTTAAAATCCGTCGCCGCATCCGTGCCGCGTTGCGCGGCGCCGGCGGCACTGTCCATTGCCCGCTCGTAATCGGCCGCGCCTTGCGTATTCGCGTCGATAACGAGCTCGGTCACGACCTGGTCGGCCATCAATCCACCTGCAGTTTTGAGTAATCGACCAGATAGAGATCATCCAACATTTCGATGATCTCGAGCTCCCATGGAGCCAGGTCGGTTTGCGTCCGACGCAGGAAAGCGTCGATGTCTTGCCATTCCAGCGGCGACAGCGCGAAACCGTTGCCGCCCTTGCGCCGGCGGATCCGGTCATAGATGCGCCAGAGATAAAGCAGGCCCCGCGGTATCGGCGGGACCTTTAGGATCGCTTCCCGCTCGGCCCTGCGCTTTGGATCGCGCGTTCTAAGCAGGAGGCCCTCGAGGACCTGGCGATAGCTCTCGCCGGCGTCGCCGGCCCTCGAGGACAGCAGGAAACTGCGCTCGGCGTATGCCCTCAAGTCTGACTTGAGGGCCTCGTAAAAGCCCGCTCGCTCGTCAGGTACTCAGTGACCTGGACGAAGAAACTGCCGAGCTCCGGCCGCAGGAACAGATTGACCGCGCTCTCGAGCATGAACGGGATGGGATCTGGCGAAACCGTCGTGAACGTTGGATTCGGCGACCAGCCGACGATCCGGCGGCAAACCTTTGTTACGTTCTGCCGGCGCCGATCGGCGACCGTCTCATCCTCGGTTTTCCATTTGCGGCCGTTGACCTGCGCGAACTCGATCGCCTTCTCCTTCTCGATCGCGTCGCGGGTCGATTCATTGTTGAGCGCGATCGTCTGCGGATGCGCAGGTCCGGCGAGCTCGATCACCCAGCCGATCGGCGTATCCGTGCCAGGCTTGCGGATCTGCAGCTTGAACGTGTCGACGGGCAAATGCGCGGAGAGATCGAGGATTGCAGTTGATTCAGTCATGTCGGGTTGCCTTTTGTCGGAAAGGTTGGCCGCAGGGTCCGACAACCCTGCGGCCGGTTCTCGCGAGAACATTCCATCGGCCTATGGTCGGCGCCGATCACTCAAACGCTACGCTGCGGTAGTCTGGAACGAGATCATGCTGTTATTGCCGGTCGCCGAGGTATCGATGCCGACCAGCGCCGGCGGGACCGTGATCGTCTGCGTGCGACCGCCGCCCTGCTTGGAAAGCGCCGACGGATCGACGCCGCCGAGCGTGAAATTCGGCACCGTGATCGACATGAAGTCTTTCGGCTCGCTCATGTTGTCGACGGCCAGGATGTTGAGGGAATACTGCGTTTCGCTGACGAAATCGGCCAGCAGCTGCAGATCCTTGCGCAGCATGGTCAGGTTGAGCGAAACCCGCAGCGGCCCCGTGAACACGTCCGGCGCATACTTGATGTTGCCGGAGCCGAACGCATCCGGCGCGCTCGGCTGGATATCCAGCGACAGATCGAACGAGGTCAGCTCGACCAGGTCGACGCCGCCGAGCCGGATCGTCGCGTCGACGACGGCGAACGGCGTCCCGGCCGTCTCCGCCGGGTTGGTGAAGTATGCGGCCTCCAATGGCCGGATCTTGCCGGTCCCGATGCCGCCGGGATCGAACGTGATGATCCCGTTCGGTGCCATCGAGAATTTGCCCGTGCCCCAGACGAAATCGTCGAGGACGGTCGCCTTGCCGATGTCGCTCTCGAATTCCTCGATCCCGAAATAGCGCCGGACCAGCGCGGCCGGGTTGACCAGGCGCTTGCCTGGCCGCGTGATCGTGCAATTCGTATCCGGCGCTGCATTGGCGATCAGCGTCTCCGGCACCGTGATCTTGTTCGCGGAGAGCGCGGAGATCCGCAGATTGCGAGCATTGTTGCCGGCGTCCGGCAGATTGGTGGCGCGGATGATATCGCCGACCTTAAAGCCCATGTCGATCGGCGAGCCGTTGGCGAAAACGATGCCGTCCGCGGCCGTCGTCAATGACGTGAAATCGGCCTGCGTCTTGCTAAGGGGCGCCGCATCCCAAGTGCCGCGCATGATCGCCTCGAGGATCGCGTCATGCGAGCCGAGCCACATTTCAGCGTTGTAGCTCGACGAGGTTTTCTGCGTGCCGTGACGGCCGCGGATCGACATGCCGTCGTTGCGGATCGTCTGCGATTCCGTGGCAGCTTTCGACAGCTTGGCACCTGGACCGCCGGAGATCGGCAGCACAGTAGCGCCGGCGCCGCCCGCGGCGATCTGGCCGAGGCCAGCCTGCGCCTTGTAGGCGACGCGGCCGGCGGAATTGCTTTGATAGACCATGCGATCAGTCTCCCGTTTGGATCAGCCGATGAAAAAGAACTGGAAAGGAATCACGACGACCAGGCCGAACCAGTTGCCGTCGTCGGAGGCGCTGTCGCCGCCCTGGACGGTCGGCCCCTCGCCGTTCTCGCCCCAGCAGCGCACGCAGGCGCCGGGCTCGGCGTTGTAGAACGTCGCATCCTTGAAGAGGTCACCGGCCTGGCCGGCGAGCGCGAGATGCGCGGCGAACCCGTAGCCCTTAGGCACGAATACATGCACGAAGATGTTGCCCGTGATTAGCCAGGTCTGGTTGCCTGGCGTGCCGACGCCGCGCTTGCGCCGCAGGGTCTCGACGACCTCGAAATAGCACCAGGGCGTGCCCTGCGGCGGCCAGGGTGTTTGCGGCGAATCTTCATTCTGGAACGAGCTCGGCGCCGCCGTCAAGCCGTCTACATAGCGCGCCCGCATCGCGGCGACGGCGCCGGCATAATCAGCCATGGAATAACCTCTAGCGTGCCCGGATCTCGAGGGCCGGCTGCCGGACGAGCCAGTCCTGGCGCGCCTTGTCCGACATGTGGCGCCGGCCGGCCTTGATCTGCTGCGAGAAGGCGGCATAGGCCGCGACGTCACCGAACCGGACCGGCATGAACGTAAATTTCACCGCGGCGCGATTGCCGAACCGCGCAGCGACGAGCAGCGCAGTTTCTTGGTAGACCTTCGGCTCGACCTTCATTTTCATCCGGCCGATCTCGATCTTGCGCGCGTAAGGGACCGGGTTGGAGATATTGATCTGGTCGCCGCGCCGGAATGCCGAAACGTCGCTGACGACATGACCATTTAGGAAAACCGTGTGGCTATCGCGGTAGAGACCGGGATGCGGATCGTCGACAGATCCGACCGGCGATCGCTCTCGCAACGTCTCGAGCGCGAAATCGACGATGTCTTGCATCGCCAGGTAGCGAAAAACGATTCGCATCAGCCATCGACCGAGACGATCTCGTCATGCGGGCCTGTGACGATCTCCTCGACCTCTGTCGGCAAAACGCCGTCGCGGTCGCGATCGGTCATCTCCTGGTCGATACGCTGCAGCATTTTGGCACGCGCCTTCATCAGCGCCCGCTCTTTCGCCTCCTGGAACGCCTTGCGCGCGTTGAGGCCGGCCAGGTCGCCCGTGATGACGAAACGGGCCTCCTCACTGGTCGAGATCCCATTGCGCGCAGCGTCGAGCCTGCGCTGATAGTCGGCCTCGTCGAATACCTTGCCCATCAGCCGCGGACCTGACTCTCGAAAGCGATGATCTGGCCCTGGACGCGCCTGGTCGCGTCGTCGACGCCCTTGATGCTGACCTCGGCGCCGGCGATCACCAGGAAATCTCGATCCGTCAGCGGCAGCATGGTCGACAAGGCAACCTTACCGTCCGGCACTGCCGCCGAGGGATCATTCAACAGGATGACATGCCGGTCGCCCTGGCGGATCAGGTCGCCGAGGTCGCCGAGCGTCGCACTATGCTCGTTGAAGATCAGCGGACGGCCGAGGAAAACGCCGCCATCCGGCGCGCCGGCGAGCGGCTGATTCAGCGGCAGCCAGGCCGGCACGTTGCCGATCGTCAGTTGACCGAGCTGCGGCAGAATGTCGGAATTGCCGAGCCACATCGGCCGGCCGCCCATCCGCAGCAGACGCGAATACATCTTGAGGACGTTCGCGACGTTGATCGTGTCGGCCGCCTGCCCGCCCTCCTTTGCGACGGTCACCAGCGCCGGCGCGTTCATGAAGCCGAGCGGCTTGCCCTTGCCGTCGCCGGTCATGACGGCCTCGAAAGCCTTCCAGCGGATCGCGTTGGCAGCCTGGTTAAAGATCCGGTTCTGCAGCCGCGGCGCATCGTCGAGGACCTCCTGCGACGCCAGCACGAAGGCGTAGAGCTCATGCAGCTGGATGATCTCGCCGGTCGCCGCAGCCTTGGTCGCGATCAGCTGCGTGCCCTCCGAGCGCCAGGCCGCCTGGACGCCGGAGGCGCCCCAGGGCGTGGTCTCGTCCTTTGCGATCGCGATCGAGTTGCCCTGCGTCGGCTCCGGATTGCAGAAGCCGAGCAGGTTCTGGTCGTCGAAAACGAGCGCCCAGATCTGCTCGCGGTACTCGGTCGGCACCAGGAAGCCCTCGCCGCTGCCGTCCTGGTTCTGCTGGAAATTGGTCGGCGCCGCACCGAGGCGCGGATCGAGGCCGCCGCCGGTCATTGCATTGCGAACCGAAACCGCGAATTCCGCGACGCTGCGGAAGCCGCCGGTCCGCTCCGGATTGATGTCGTTGACGACGGTCGCCAGCGCCGGACCGCCGAGCGCGGTCGAGGAGCCGAACAGTGCCGTCCGGCGCAGCTTCTTTTCCTCGGCCGAGATCTGCTTGTCGAACTCGGCGACCTCGGCCTCGAGCGCGTCGACCTTGGTCTCGAGCTCGCCGACCTGCGTGGTCTCGGCCTCGGTCGGATTGGCCTTGCCCTGCAGCGCGTTGAGCTGCTCGAGCGCGGTTTTGCCTTCCCTTGCTTTATTGGCGCGGGCCTGGCGCAGCTGCTTGATGTCCACTCGCATGGATCAATGACTCCTGGTTGGTTGTGTGGTTTGCCTGGACGGAGAAAGAGCCCGCGTTCCCGCTGTCCAGGCGACGGCGCGGGTCGAGCAACTCAGGAATTGAAATGAAAAGGCCTCGGCGGCTGGCCTGCAATGGGTGAGCGGCCGCCTTAGGGCGCGCTAACCGGACACGCGCGTCCGCTCTTCACCAATGAACTGCAGGCGACATGAACCGAAGATGAGAGAGCCGCCAACTGAGGCGGCCTTACTTTTTCGGAAAGAGCTTGTCCCTGACATACCGGGACGTGGGCGTAAGTCGAATGCCGCGCGGCTTACGCCAGATGGCTTTGTCGATCTCTTTCTTGTCGCCAATGGTCAGGGGACCGGATGTTTTTCTGGCGACAAAGATCGCGTCGCTCATCTTTCTGCCTGAGCGGCGGTTCTTTGATTTTACTTCCTTCCAGAGCCGGACGCGCCCGAGCTTGAGCTTGGGTAGCTCCTCTTTGATTTCTCTTCGCAGGCAGTCTTTGTCAGTCTCGCGTGGCCGCTTGCGACCGCCAGGAAACATCCAAAGCCGGTCACTCTTGCGCCGCACCAAAAGAACCTTACCGCGCTTTACGGCTATGAGTTTTGAGGACTTCGCCATTTCCATTTTCGCCGACCAGAATCGGTGAGCAACTATAGCACAATATGGGTTAAGCCTCAGTTTCCGCAGGCTTAAAGCTAATGGGGCACATACTCGTAAACGACGAGAGCCCCAAGTCCGATCATGGCGACCAGAACGGCTATTGCGAGAAGGGACTGCAGGCGCATCAGCATCCTCCTGCTTCCAAAGGACATTCGCCAAGCTACCTCAGTAGTCCGCTTTGGGGTCATTTGCAGGCGTTTCTGAGTCGGTCGAGCCATGTCCGCTCTACGCCTATACGCGCACGACCCGGCTAATCAAATACCAGCGCCGATCGCCGGCGCGAGTTCGGCCGCGGCGAGCGCTGCTGCAGCATGCCGCCGATCACCTGGTCGAGCGTTGCGATCCGGTCGGCCATACCGCGCGCGACGGCCTCGCGCGCGCCGACCATGCGGCCCTGACCGAATTCCTCGCGGACCTTGGTCTGCGACACGCGCCGGCCGCTCGCGACCGCCTTGACGAAATCCGCGCCAGCCTCGTTTGCGCGGCCCTGCAGATAGGCCCTCGCCTCGTCCGACAGCGGCGCAAACGGATGCGCCTCGTTCTTATTCGGCGATTGCTCTGAGCGGACGATCGTCATCTTGATCCCGACCTGGTCGAGCCAGCCAGAAATATCCTGGTGCATGATCATCGCACCGATCGAACCGACGTCCGCGGACGGCGTCATCACCAGCTCGCCGGCCTGTGAGGCGATCCAATAGGCCGCCGAGGCCGCCAGCGTGTTTGCGATCGCGACGACCGGCTTTTTCGCGGCTGCTGCAGCGACTGCAGTCGCCGCCTCGACCGTCCCCGAATCCGCCATGCCGCGCTGCATGGATTCGATCTGCCGGCCGAGATCGGCCTGCGCCTTGACCAGTTTCGAGAGCTCGAGCTGTTTTTTGAATCCGACCCACCAGGCCGGCCGCGCCTCGCCCATGATCGCGTCGAGGATCTTGTCGCCGACGTCGGACTGCAGCAGCTTGGCTTGGAAGGCGCTGCCGAGATCCCGATCGCCGGCGAGGCAGCGCTCGCAATGACGGATCTCGGCGCCGGTTCGGATCGCGAGCTCGGCCGCGGTCTGATGCGGGAAAAGCCTGCGGAAAACCTGCATCGCCGGCGCGATCGTCCGGCCAGCTGGCCGGTTTGTCCCGGCCTGTTGGCCGGTCCGCTTTTTTGCGTTCCCGGCCGGAACTTGTGTAGCCTCTCGCCCTATGTTGCCCCTGCGCGAAAAACCGTTAGTGACGCTTGCGACGCGGCGCCGGCCGGATGCCCCAGAGCTCCGGCGGCGCCGTCAGGCCGCGCTCCGCGAGCTCGGCCCCGAAAATCAGAAATGTCGTGGAAGGCAGGCAGCCGCGGGCGATCGCGTTGGAAATCGCCGGCGGTTTGCAACCTGCGAGAGCAGCAGCCCTGAAGGTGCCGCTGACCGCGTCGACGACTTCCCTTGCACTGCTCAATTTTTTGAACCGCGAATCATTCATGCCGCCCGGAACATACTTCACAGATTGTGAAGATCAAAACAGTTCACATTCGGTAAATGGTAAATGTTGGCAGCATCAGCGACATTGCCGCTCGTTATGGCGGCCAAAGCAGCAGACCAAAATCCCGAGAACACCGAGGCAGTTGCGCATCGCCTCAAGCGGACGCGCGAAGCCATGAAGCTAAACCAGGCGGCTTGGTGCCGCCTGGTTGGGATCGATGGGCCGCAGTGGAATAACTATGAGGTCGGCGGCCGCCGCATCACGATCGACGCCGCCCTCAAGGTCTGCAAGGCGACCGGCGTCGGCCTCAATTGGATCTATCGCGGCATGGCAAACGACGTCCCGGTCAACCTGGCGACGGCGATCCAGGCGCTGGAGCGAGCCGCACGCAAGCGCTCATAGCCGCCGCGCGCAATGCCGCCGAGTGCCTGGCAATGGTCGGTACCACGATCGCCGCGACGGCATAGCAACCACCAAAGACGAGCTCGCGCGCTGTCGGAATAGATAGCTCGAGCGCCGGCGGCACGATCAGCAGATTATGCGCGACGCCGGCCAGGACGCCGACCAGGACGCCATAGCGCCGGCCGAACACCATCGAACAGCCGGCCGCCAGCGGCGCCATCAGTGGGATCTCAACCGCCTGGATACCCACCAGCGAAACGAGCGCCATAGCGACCGGCATCACCGGCAGGAACAGCGCCACGGTCCAGAACAGCGCCAGCCCGGCGCGGTATGGCGGATCCAGCGCCATGACCTGCCGCTCCCATAGCGGCCGAGGCCCCGGCGCCGTCATGTAACCCTCGAGCAGGACGGTGAGCTCGTCGACGACCTGCCGCGCATCCTCGGCAGAATCAGAAGGCAGCTGGATCGCGAGCTGCAAAGCAAGGTGACGGTTTGCCTCCGATGACCGCAGGCGGCTCGACATAAGTGTTTTCATTGTTGTTTTTCCACTGGCATTCACACGCCGTTAATGCTGGCGTTGCAAATATTCACGTTTTGTGATTATCCATGGCTCCCGGCATTCGAGCCGGGAACGCGAATGTTTCTAGTGGGACAATCAACCGGATGCCTACACCGCAAATTTACGGGTGTGGATTGAGTGACAAGGTCACAGCCGCCCCTATGCAACCAGAAGATTCAAGCGGCGCGGCTCCTCAACCTGTTGCAATTCCGCCCCGCGCACGCATCGCGCGAAACGGAGCCCCTTCCACGATTCATTACCGCGCCGGCATCGCCGTTGAGGCGGGCATGCGGCGCTTTCGGGAGCACTGGCAGACGCCGGACGGCATCGAGTATTTCGCATGACCCATCGCCCCGCGGCCCTCCTTCCCGGCGTTTATCCCCCGCGCCAGCCGGCCGCCATGGCCGCCGGCTATTGCGGCGAGATCTCCGTTGAGTCTTTCTTGCGTGAGGTGAAAGCGGGAACCTACCCGCAGCCCGCGATCAAGAGAGGACGGCGTCAGATATGGCTGACAGCGGAGCTGGACAGGGCAATGGCCCAAGCAGGCCAGCCTTGCGCAAACGAAACCGCGGCGGACGTCGCGGCGGATTTCTGACCGTGAGCCGCCCCCTGCCCCGTTTCGTGCTGACCAAGCAGGTCAAAGGCCGCACCCGCTACTACTGGACGCTGCCGACCCATTACCGCCGCCAGGGCTGCACCCTGCACGGGGAGCACGAGACGGCACTCGGCGACGATTACGAGGCTGCTTGCGGCAAGGACGGCGCCGGCGGCCGTGCGGCCGTCCTGAATGGCCTGTTCGACGACTGGGACCGGATACGGCTTGGCGAGCCGCCGAAGCCAAAGGTCGAGATCCGCGCCGGCACCGTCGACTGGCTGTTCAGAACCTACAAGACCTCGACCGACTGGAAGAACCGTGTCTCCAAGCGCACCGCGCCGGACTACGAGATCACGATGGATCTGCTCGCCGATCTCGTCGGCGCGTCCGGAATCCGGGTCGGCGACCGTATGGTCACATCGATCACGCCGGTGGTCGCCGACAAGCTTTACGAGAAGATCCGCACCACGCCGGTGCGCAAGGGCAAGTCGGAGCGGCCGCGCTCGGCCGAGAAGGTCGTGGTCCTATGCCGGCACGCCTGGCGCGCCGTGCAGCGGTTGCATCCGGCGATGTTCATCGACGGCCCCGCATGGAATCCGTGGGACGGCGTCGCGATGGAGAAGCGGAAGCACGCCACCAAGCCGGCCGTGTCCCGAGAGGACGTCTACGCCTTCGCCTGGGGTGCCATAGGGCTCGGTCAGGTTCAGCCCGCCGCTGCAGCCGTGATCTGCTTCGAATGGCTGCAGCGGCCTGAGAACGTGCTGGCGGGCTATGTCACATGGACCGGGTACCGCGGGCAGTCACACCCCAACCAGATCCGGATCGAGCACCACAAGACCGGCGAGATGGTGTTGCACCCGCTCGAGGAGGCCGTTGAGGGCGAGCAGGTGCTGTTCTACGAAGAGGCCGAGCAGGTGCTGGCGAAGCTGCCGAAGCTCGCCACCGGCCTGATCATGAAGCCCGGCCGCACGCCGAAGCACGTTGCGACCACCTGGGACATCCATACCATGGCCCGCCACGTGCGCAAGCTGCGCGAGGCGCTCGGGCTGCCCGACACCTTCACGCTGGACGCCTGCCGGCACGGCGGCATGACCGAGCTCGAGGAAGCCGAGCTGACCGATGGCCAGGGCCGCGCGCTGTCAGGGCACAAGTCGAAGGCTTATGAGGGCTATGCGAAACGGACCGAGAAACGGGCCCTGGCGGCGACGCGGAAGCGCTATGCGCACCGGGCGTCAATGGACGCTGGGGCGGAGTCGACGCCGGCGATCGAGGCGCCGGCATCGCGCAAGCGGTCATGACCGAGGAACGCAACCTAGTTTTTATAGTTTTAATGCCGAGGAGATCAAAAATGTTATTTTTCATTGATTTAGCGTTCGCGCCTTTGCAATTCGTGGCTTCGGTTTGCGATGAACTGACGAGGCCAAACGTCACCCTTACTATCCGCACGGTCGTGCTCGGCCCCGCCCAGGTGATCCACATCACCCCGGAGCGCCGTGCGCGCCGGGAGCGCAAAATCCTTCGGCGTCTAGGAGGGTTAGTTAGATGA